ACAATGACCAAAACCCCGCAAATTTCCTTGGGGTCATGCTGCTGCGCGTAAGCCAGTGCGGTATCGCGCCAGGTCATGCAAAGAATGTGCCGATGCCTGGGAAGCCGCCGTGGGGCAGCCTGTTGTTATCGCCAAAACGTGCTTTGCAGCTGTCAACCTGTTTGCCGCAAACGTCTTCGCTCGCGTTGCCAACAGGGTTGTTGTTCACGTCAAAGTAATTCGAGCCGGTGTAGCTGCATTCCGCAGAGCGATACACCCACTGGCAACGGGTCACGCACTGACGTTTGGGTGCTCGTACACCAGCGAGGTCAAATACAGAGGCAAGCTCGAACTCGATAATGTCTCGGGTTTCGGCTGATTTGCGGTCAACGTAGTAAATCTCGCGTGGAAATTCGGCATAAGGGTCTGGTTCTGCGCTGCCGCTTTCTTGCCTAAACTCGCCGCCGTCTTCCAGCAACAGGGTGAAACCATCCTCAAGTAGCAAGTCGCCGCCGATGAGGTTGATGTCATCGAGATAGCGACCCAAGGTACGGATTCGCGTGACCTTGGCACCCTCCAAGCCGTCGGGCAACGTCAAAATCAACGCCGTCAACGTGCCCAAGACATTCGATGCCCGAAGCGTTGGACGCGGCAAACTGCCCTGACCGTTCCACTCAAAACCTTCCGCTTCAATCGGAATGGCTTGATAATCCTGCCCCGCCCAAGTGATGTCGGTCAGGGATTGATCCACCCCAGAGTGGAAGTAATACGTTTGGTCGACGCCGTGCTGGGCAGCGTTTAGCTCTAGCTGGAACAGCTCAACAATCGCACCGGGGGCAATCTCCTGTAGGTGGGATGTAAGGTCCGCCTCGCTGTCGCTGATTGTGTAACCAGCGTCCCAGTAGCCAGTTACGACGTAAGCCATGCGTTAAGCAATCACTGCTTTGATGACGGCAAAACCGATCACGATTGCCTCGGACAAAGAACCGCCAGTGATGTTGCGGACGTTGATGCTCGCAGAACCTGCAGCAGCTTGGGCGTTGAGCAGATAGGAGCCAGCCGTGCCACCGCTGACGTGGTTCAGCACCAGCACGTCGGTTGCGGCGATTGTGCTGTTGGTCAGCGTGAAACTAACGGTGGTGTCAGCTGCAAGTGCCGCAGCGTTCATCGTGACCTGACCGCACTTCGTGTTAAGCGTGACGCCCGTGCTCTTGCTAGTAGCTTGAGTGACGGCACCACCTTCGCCAGTGATGTAGCCAGCTTTGTCCGAGTTCAGGTTGGTGAAATTGGCGTCCAGCTCCGTGTGCGTGAGCGGTGTGCCTTTCCCAGCTCGGGTGACGATGGTGCTCATGGACAGTCTCCTATGACAGCAGTTTAGGGCTCAAAGACCTGCTGGAAAGTGGCTGATATCTCATTGATATCTGCATATTGATAGTTTCGCTGCCAACTCTTGCACACCCATTTGTAAGTGTTTGTGTCATTCAATGGCGTCCAATCAAAACTGGCCGCGTCTGAAGCGCGAGCATCAAAAAACGCCTCAATAGCGTTGGCATCTGAATTTGATTTTGCCGTCCACCGCAAATCCCAAATTTTAGGGTTTTGATTTAAACCAAAAGTGACACGCTGTTGATAACCATCACCAAACTGAGTTGCACGAATATTTGGGTCCGATTTTCTGATGGCACCAAAGTCCGGTGTTGTGCCGCCTGTGCTGGTGCCGACAGTGGAATCATCAAAAGTAGCCATTATGCGAGCAAGCCTCCCGGACGCTTCTGCTTAATCAATTCTGCCTGCACTGCAGCCCCAATGGCACGGCCAAGTGCCGCTGAATTAGGTTGATCGCCTTGAACGCTGGTACCTTTTGCATCGACGTTGACGACAACGTTGCCACCATCGCCACCGCCCTTCATTTTGACGGGAATACTGCGACCATCGGGCAGTGGTACGTAAGCCTCAGGAGTGCTTCCTTCACCAAACATTGCCAGTTGTGGGCTATTTGCGACACCGCCCCGCGCATATTGCTTAAGGGGAATTGGACCGCGTGAAGTCATCACGCCGCCAGAAGCAAATAATGCACTTAAGCCGGGTATCGCTTGCAAGCCAGCCTTGATTCCAAAATTAAGAAGCAAACGAGCGGTCTGAAGTAAGACATCTGAAAGTACATCGCGCAACGATTTGGCGCTGTCAATGATTGACATAAAGGCATCTGCAATGCCAGTTTGCAACGTCTGACCAATCGACTTCATCAACTGAGCAGATTCAGTTGACTTAGCGTTGATCTGATCAAATGCTTCGTTGATTCGAGCAAGTTGGTCTTCTGTTAACTGATTATTGCCCTTTGTAAGATCAGCAATAAATTGCTTTCTTTCAATTTCTCTTGCCTGGTTTTTGTCAACAATACCAGCTTCAATTTCAAGGTTTTTGATTGTTTTCTCAATCTCCTTATTACGCTCGCCATCTTTAATGGCTAGATCCGCGACACCGCTTGCTATCTGAGTTCCCAGCTTTAGTGATTGCTCATTAAGCTTTGCGGCTGCAGCGTTTAAAGCAACTCTTTTTCTTTCAGGCTTGAGTTTGCTTTCGTTAATTTTTAAAATTTCGGCATCATATTCAAGCTGAATTTTCTTGATTGGATTTAGCTCGTTTTGTGCAGCAATAAGAGCGTTTGCCAGCGCTACCGAATAATCAGCTTGCCCTTTTCCGGTTTTGCCTTTGGTTTTGTCTGTATCAACACCAGGCAATTTGCTGGGTGCAGATGGCAGCTCTGGTCCAAGTTTTCTACCTTCAATTACCTTTAAACTTCCAGCTCTTAAAGTTTTTGCTAATTGCAGTTGCTGTTTTTCGATATCGCTTAGGCCGCCCACCCTGACAAGAGCCTCTGCTTCAAGCTGTTTAATAACTTTGTCTTGAACTTGTATGTTTTTAATTGCATTTTGTAATAACTGTCCGCCTAATTTTTCCTCCATCTGGCGACCAAACTCAATCATCTTTTTAATCAACTTATCAATCTCTAGAGCTGCATCCGCCGCAAAAGACTGAAAAGAAGAGCCAATATCCTTGAGGATTGGACCAGTTGTTTTCTTTAGATCCTCAAGAACAACCTTTAAGCGATCACCCGCAGCTTCTGGTCCGCCTGCAATCTTTTTGGCATTGTCTTCGTATTCATCAAGCAGCCTTTCAACAAAGCCCATGAAGTCTTGAAGACTTACTTCACCTTTCTCTAAAGCTTTATCAAGCTCTGCTGGGGTTTTGTTCATTGACGCAGCAAAAATCGTAAAAGCACCGGGCAAACGTTCACCAATCTGTTGCCGAAGTTCTTCAGCGGAAACCTTGCCCTTGCTAAAAACTTGAGCAGTTGCAGTCAGTGCAGACCTGACATCTTCAATTGATCCGCCCGTAGCCCGAATAGAAGCAACAATTGCTCGAAATGATTTTTCAGTATCTTCAACAGTGCCACCAGAACCAGCGACAGAAGCCTGCAGTTTGGTGAATTCACGAGTTAATACGCTTGTGGGAATTGCAAAATCTTTAGTTGCTCTGCTAACAGCTTCGAGTGCATATGCATATTCGTTTTGCGTTCTAACTACCCCTTCCAATGCTCTTTCTTGGCGAGCAAGTTCTGCTGAGAAAGTGGCTATTTCGCCAAGTGATTGACGGAACATGCCGACTTGTGCGCCAATTGCACCGCCTACGCCTGCGCCAACAGCACCGCCGCCAAGAATGCCACCAATACCGGCACCAATAAGACCTTCTGGACCACCAAATATGCCCGCTGCAGCCACTGCGCCTGCAGTGCGAGCCATTCCAGCCAAGCGCCCACCACCACGCCGTCCCTGAGCCTTTGCAGCAGCCTGTTCAAAACGCTGGGCTTCGCGTGTTGCCTCTTTAAATTCCCTGCTAGTGATATCAACGCTGTTTGCTAACTCACGCCATGCACGCGCATAGTCATTCAAGCCATTAATGCTTTTAGTTCTGATTTGACTATCTGTTTGCTTGAGAGTTGAAGAAAGATCTTTAAATTTTGCACTCGTTAAAGTTGAACGCTGCGCAACATCATTCAGCTTTGCGCTGAGCTGATTCAGCACAACATCGCCTTCTTTTCTGACGCGGAGCCGGATTTCAGAAGTGATGCTCATTTGCTTTTCGCGTTCAGGACGGCAAGGGCTGCCATTTCCATCACCTGCACGCCCTCAAAGATGGCAACAGGATCCTTGACTGAATACAGCTTACAGAGCCATTCAAGACTCGGGTAGTTCAATCCGGTAAGCCCCGCCATGCTCGTATGCCATTGCGTCGACAAACGAATGAACATCAACACGATGTCCCAGTTCTCCTCCCACACCTCACAGTGCTGCTCCACTGCCTGCAGTTTTGACGCAGCAATCTGCTCTGGGCTTGCCCCCAAAGCTTTTAAATCTGACTCCCGCTCATCAACAACGCCGCCTTTTGCCCAGTATTCAGCGGCGTCTTTTAGTTTTTTGCGGTGACTCCAGTCAAGCTGTCTGCGTAAGCCTGGATCAAGGCACGCAGAACATAAGGGTCATCACAAAGCTGCTGCTTGTTCTTTTCCGTAAAAGGAACAGGCTTGCCAGCGTCATCATTGATGCCCTCCCAGCCAAGCAAAATCTCGCCAACAAGAGCGTCATCACCCTTATCGACGAGATTATTAAAGGCTGAACGGCTGATCTTCTTGAAGACTGCCTCAAACGCTTGAGTTTCAAATTGGTTGCCGTCAACGGGGACTTCAACCTTGACTTCCCATTTGTAGGAAGCAGTCTTCTTGAGGACGAATGCCACGCAGAATCAGGTGAAAGCTAGTGCCAGCTCGTCATTGCCACTGGTGCTGGGCAGAGCCAGGTAGGGCATGGACAACGAAATGACACCGTTGGTATCGCCATAGGATACTCCGGTAACATCCGTTTGCGCAGCCGTCAGTGTGACGATGTTGCCGCCAGTTGCACCAAGCACGAGGCTGGTGGAAGCAGTCGCAACACCCACTGCATCAGCAAAGTAATCAGTGGTGCCGATTGCAGGAGCTTCAATCACTGCAGTGCCACCAGGGGCGCGGTTGGTGATCAGCACCTCTTGGCTAGAAGCAGTTTCCTTGTAGATCAGCTCGTTGTTCAGAGCCAAATCAAACGACTCAATACGCTGACTCGCCTCACCAAAGAAGGTGGCGGTGGTCATGTTGGTGTCGTTCACCTCAAGCGCTGCAGCTTGGTTGGCAACGGTGAAATCACCAGACAGTGCAGTGTTATCAGGAGCGTTGTAAATCCCGATGAAGTTGAAGCTTGCAACAGCGAACTGACCAGCGGTGAAGTTGAAGCTGACAGAGCCGCGAGCACCAGTGATCTTGTGACGGGTGCCGTCGTAGAAGCAGTAAATGGTTGCAGAGTCAAAGCTGCTGCTCACACCTGCGTAAGTAACGCTGGTGCTAGCCACAATCGTTTCAGACAAACCGCAGGACTTCAGCAGCGGTCCAAAAGCAGGAGCCGTACCAGCAGCGCCGGAACCAGCTAGCTCAACATCAAAAGTGACGCTGACTCGCTTGTTGGCAACCAAGGTCGAACGAGTGCTGTTACCAATAAAACCCTGATAAGCCGCAGCCTGAACGTTGTCAGACTCAATCGGAGTTACTTCAAGGTTGGTGACCTGAATTGCGTTGGAACCACCTACTGGAGTCGGATCAACCCCATAGCTGGATTCAATCTTCGCAATCAGGAATTTCTTCCGAGTCAGTGCCATTTTCGGTGGGAGCGGGTGGTTCTGTGATCAGTGTAAGTTTCCCAGTTTTAGGGTCAAACAAGTAACTGCCGCCCGCGCCGGGATTGGGAACTTCCTTACGAATTTTAGCCATGATGTCAGTTGCTAGT